AAACTCATTTTTTTTCTTACATATTGCATCATGTCTGCTAAAACTCCTAGATGAAAATTTTTTATCACAAAAATTACATGTGATTAAAGATACTACAATTTCTTCAGAATTTTTAGATTCTTGTATTTTTAAACAATATTTTGCTTGTGTCTGATGGCTACTTAAGTGATATTTGGTTTTGAACTGATTGTTGCAAAACGGACAGATTAACTCTTTCACCTTCTCTTTTAAAGATAGTTCTTTTATCTTCTCTATAGCATCAGCATCTTCTTTAGCTTTAGCTTCTTGTATTTTCAAACAATATTTGGTTTTCTTTTGGTGCTGTTTCAGCATTTGAGTATTTCTAAACATATTATTACAAAACTGGCATTGTTCCATTTTTTTTTATTTTTTTCATTTGCTTTTTAAACGAAATATTCGTTTTTATTTACAAAAAAATATCAGTTTTTCTGATAAAATAAAAATTGTCCGAAATTGTCCGAAATTGTCCGAAATTGTCCGAAATTGTCCGAAAAATAATAAAAAAAAGTCACAATTCTCTGATTAAAATCACTTTTTCAAAAAAAAATGGAAATGTGTGTGTGTAAGACTCTTTTTAAAAAAACATTTTTCTAATTTTTTTTTGCGGATCTTCGGATTTTAAAAAGTTGGAGGAGGAAAAATCTTTTTCTTTTTTCTTTTCTAAATAATTTGAAAAATTAATAGAAAATTTCCTTTGTATTATCTTTTTTATTTTCCTCCTCCGCCTTTTCATAATTTTAGTTCTAAAGAAAAAGTTTTGATTACAAAAATAAAAGTAAGCACACTTTTATTTTATACAGATGTTCTGGATGAAATATGATTTTACAATTGTAACAATACTGTAAATAAAGATATTCCTTTTATTTTATATCCGAGTATTTGAATATTATTTAGTGTTTGCAAACCTTTAATTTTGTATAAAACAATATCTTTAGAGTTAACATAACAATAAAGTTTAAATTCATAACTATTACTTGAATCTTTTGCATCATATCCTGGATTATATCCTAATTCAAACCAAGTTTCTGCAATTTCAAAAGCTTTTTCTAAAGTTGTCGTATTTTGTGCTAAAAAAAATGTATTATTATCTACTAATTGGTTTTGAAAAAAATAAGGTAATTTTAATTCTTCTTGCACTGAATCATTAATTTTCGTATTATGTTTCTTCTCTAAATTCCATTTTTCAACAGAATCATCACCATTTAATATAACTTGTTGTGGATATTGGTCAAAATCAGTAACATCAATGTAAAAATTTTCAATAATTTTTTTTTCATGATATTTTTCTATTTTTTTTCCAAAAGCTCGCAAAGACAGTCTAAGTGTGTAAAGTAATCGTTTTAAAGTTTCTTCTGATTTAACTACAAGTTTATTATCATTCATCACTGAACTTTGTTCACTAAAAATATTACTTACTTTATTGTATTTAAATTTTTTATCTATCTTTATTTTTTCTTGTGCAAATTCATTAATAGTATCTGGATCAGTTGCTATGCGTCTAGGATCTTCTTGTAAATATTTAGAAAATAGCCAAAACATATATTCAATAATACAACGAGTTAATTGTTTGTATTTATTATGTTTTTCTAAAACTGATACAGATTTTGTTGGATAATTTTCAACTTGATCTATTTTATCTAAATATTTAATTGGTTTAGAGTCAATAACAGGAATTGATACTTTTATATCACCAAAATCAAAGTAAAGTTCTTTTAATACATCATCATTTGATAAACGTTGTCCTGTCAAGATCATATTATTTTCCTTTGCAAAATCAATTGCTAATTCACTTGAAATTGTTGTAGCTACCCAACCTTTTTCTTCTACTACAGGAAACGGTTGCATTGGTTCAGTCAATAATGTTCCAACAACACCTTTAAAATTAAATTTTAACATTCGACATTTTCCGTAAGAATCAATTCCTTGAAATAAAAATATTTCTGGAGTGATTTTTGGAAATGTTTTTTCTTTAATTTCAATATTAAGTGCGTATGTTCGGCACATACGATTAAAAATTTTTCGAACTCCTTTAGCAATTTTAGAATTATAAGAAAATGCATATGTTAAATCTTTTTTATCCGTTTTTTTCCATTTTATAATTAATTCACAGTGTGAACCTTGATATATTCCTTTATCAGCATTACTACCAGTATGTTCGTATATGAAAATACAATTGGATTTTTTATCGTCAGTTTCAAGTGCTTTATTTTTATAATATGCTTGTGTATGACGAGGAATAATAAGTTCACCATTTTCATTTGATCGATTAAAAACAAATATGTTACAATTAAAATATTGTTCCAAAAGAGACGTAAAAAGACTTGGATTCATATACACTTCTGAATTTCCTATAATATTAATAATTTCTTCTGTTGTGTAATCATACATTTCTTGTCTGCATAAAGCAGCGTTTTGGGGCGTTGCCATCATTTTTCGTTGTTCAATCAATCGTTCTTCAATATATTCACTCTCAACTTGTAAAATATCAGTATCCATAGCTTCCATTACACATTGTAAAAAAGAACTATTTCCATTGTACATACCTTTTCTAACGTATATATATTCATCGTCATAATCAAAAATTTCAAAAAGTTTTTTCATATTATCTGGTAATGTACCATGAGAATCTTGAGAAGCAAATCTTTTTGTTTTTATTAAATCTTGTTGTTCGCTAATTTTTTCAGGTAAATCTTCTCCAAATTCATAATAACGTAAAATGCTACCACATCCTGGTATACTATGAGATTTTTTATAACAACAAGGTAAATAAGGAATTGTATTATTATTTTCTAATGGATTTTTACGCAATCCAGGAAATTTAGCATCCGGATAATTACAAATATATTTTCGAGATGGAAATGCTTGTGTACTTTCTGATTCTTTTGGATATGTCATTATTTCATACCCATCTTTTTTAAATTCATCCTCATTTTCGATAATTGTTGGTGCTTGTGGACATCTTTGAGGATATCCTGTTACAAATACTTCTGGGGCAATTTCTTTAATGGTTAATTTTTTACCTTTTGCAGATTCTTTATCTTTTTTTTTAATTTTAGCAAAATCACTTATATATTGACTATAAAATTCAACTATATTTTTATATTCTTCATCATATACAATCATTAATTTTGAAAATAATTCTTGAAACTCTTTCACAGCATTTATATTTTCAGCAGATGTAATTTTAACACGAATATAATAAGATCCTTGTTTAAATTCAGCTTTATTTTTACCTCTCAAATCCGGATCGTTTCTTTCGACTAGTTTTTCTGTTAAATTAGCTGTTAAATTACCTATTTTAGGATTATAAAAATGAATGTACACACTTTCTTTTTTTTTACTAGCTTTTGTACTTTCATTTATTGACATTAATGAAGAAAATATATTATTATTCATAATAAGATCTGCGATAACATATATATTCATATTGTGATTAGGAAAATAAAAAGAACCATTTACACGAGTTTCTTTAATATTTTCAGCAACTATAGGTGATAAATTGGTAATTGTATTTAAAAATCGTGAAATAAGTTCTTTTTGAGATAAATATTTACCGTTTGCACTTATAAATGTTGTCATAATTACTGTAGCAACTTCCTTTCCTTCTTCGCCTTCAACAGAAACAAAAGTATCAATATAATCTTCAATCTTTACATCTTCCAATGTTTTTTTTGTTAAAACTTTAAAAAGAATAACCTTTTCGTCATAAAAACTCCAATCTTCCGGTGGAGTAAAATCTTTGAATATTTTAAAAAATTTATTAATACATGCAAATGGAACTTCATTATTTAGTACAATATTATTAAAGAACTCCATGACAGTAATATTTTTTACGTCTAAAGTAAAATTAAATTTTACACTTTCTAATTCAAATTCAGTATATATAATTTTTTTTTCAAGACGTTCAAATTTTTGAAATAACACTTTGTCCTTTGAAATGTCATCATTATTTTTTTCAATAAGTTTAGATATTTCTTCTCTTTTTTCTTTACTTTTTTCCCAATATTTTTGTATATCTTCAATACTTAAATCTAATCCAATATCTTCAATATCTTTTTTAAAACTTAAAAAAACAGATCCTAAACTTTTTGTTACAAATTCAATTTCTGTATAATTTTTAATTATTTCTTCATTATACGCAAAAAACAAAGAAAGAATATCAAGTAGCGTCAAATTTTGTTGTTTGAGTTTATTTTCTTTGTTTAATTCATTTATTAAGTTTACAAAATCTTTATCAGTGTTTGTAATAATGTTTAAAAGATTTTCCACTTCTATAGGTTGATCTTCGTGCAGTTTTTTTAAAGAAGGAATTCCTTCAGTAAAATATAAAAATTTTGGTATAGTATTCATTTCAGATGCCAAACGGTTAATAACACTGTTTGGAGTGTCTAATTCATAAACAAAAAAATCTTTCTGTTTAAAAGTTTCATTAATAAAAACAAAGCGAACCATTTTAATTTAAGTAATGAAACTTTTAAAAAAAGAATATTGTTAAATAATTAAATATGAGAATAATTAAAGATTTTAATCACAATGTACATTATATGCAAGATTTTGATTTTGACAAATCAGGAAACTTAAGATTGGAAAAACTCACAGAAATTCCAAAGAATATGCTTGTTTTGATTATGATACAATCATCTCATTGTAAATTTTGTGAAGATGCAAAGTTTGATTTTCAAGATTTTGCTAACATTATGTCAGGTAAAGTATTTTGTGCAACTATACAAATTAATGGATATAAAGAACCAGAAACAGAAATTCCTCTTGGAGAACGTTTTAAAGAATTAGAAATTTTTAATGGTGTTCCAGAGTATGTTTTATATAAAAATGGAAGACATATAGCAACATTAAACTCAAATAATCGAGATGTAAATGAATTAACCAATTTTTGCAATACGTACTTATAAATAACTGAAATTAATTTAGAAAAGAACTTATTTTTGAGTAAATACAATAAATAATATTATTGTATTTGAATTATAAAATACTTTCTATTTTTTCCATTATTTTTTTATGTCTATCAGAGCTTTTATGTTTTTTCATACAATAATGAGAAACTATCATACCACATTCACATGTTTCCTTTTTTTGTCTTTGAGTCAATATCTTGGTTTTATAATTCTCTTGATAATAAGCTTTTCTTTCTTCTAAAATATGCTCTTTATTGTCTTTATAAAAACCCTTTCTATCTTCTAATATACTCTCTTTGTTATCTTCATAATATTCCATAACTTTCTCTATTACTGCTTCTTTATTTTTTTCATAATATTCTTTATTTTTTTTAGCTATATCATCAGCATTTTTTTCATAATATTCTTTTTTAATAGCAGATAATATTTCTTTATTATCTTCGTAATATTCATGCATTTTTTCTTTAATTTCTTCTTTATGTTCTTTTTGATATTTTATATTTCTTTCCTTTTGTTTCTCTTTATCTTCTTGAATGGTTCTTTTAGGATATATAGCTTCATCAATACCTTCATAAAACTTTAAACACTCATCAAATATATTTGTAAACACTGTTATATCAACAAATGATGTCTCTTTTGTAGGTAATAAAAATACATCTCTACCAGCTTTACATCTATATTTTTCAAGTTTCATTAGAATGATGCTTTCTAGTATATCCATAAATTTAGAATTTTTGCAAGATATATAATAAATAACTTTGAAATCGTGTAACTTATTGTGATTATAAGTTTCTTTTCTCTTGGATAAGTCTAGTGCTTTTCCTACATTATATTCACCAACTTTTTCACTTTCTTCTGAAGTCATAAGATACACTACATTCTTTTGATCAACTACTTCTTTTGGCTGTTTTACATATTTTTTTCTTAATTTTTTAACCTCTTCTTGACTTTCTTCTGCTTTATTTATAGCTTGCTCTTTCTCTTGTTTTATAATCTTATTTTCTTCTTCTAATTTATTTTTTTCATCTAATAGCTTTTGATACTTATATTCTCCTGTCTTTCTAATAGATGGTAATATCTCTTCGCACACAAATTCTTGAAAGGGTTGTGCGATTGGTTTTTCAGACCGCATAATAATTTTATATAAACCCGCTTCATTTACGACACATGTTGTTTGTTGTCCATTATTGGAAGTATTAACTTTGAGTAAACACTTCCAATTCTCAGGTATATTACGCAATGTTGCTGTTACATTACTCAAACCTAATATTTTACATATATCTTTAACTACAAACATTGGATTTTCAGGTGTACCTAATACTCTTATAGTTTCATCATTAAAAGATAAGTTCATATCAATTGAGTTTATTAAATCAGTCATTTTATAATATATTACAAATCTGTAAGCAAGTTTTAATTCTTTAATTATTTTTAATACATCAATTTGAAAAAATATATTTTTTTGCTAATATAACTTAAAGTTGTAAATTTTATTTTTAAAAAATGCCTATAATCTTCAAATGTAAATCAATGGAAGCCTATCAAATAAAAATACTTGCAGAATTATTGACAAATAATTTAAAGCATGGTTGTTTTGATATAACGGATGATGGAATTACACTTCGTATGTTTGATCAACCTAGGAGAACGTTGGTTGATATGAATTTACAAGCTGAAAATTTTTCTTTATACAAATTTAAATCGGATGATAAATTTTGTCTAGGATTAAACCTTAATCATTTCCATAAGATGTTAAAAAGTATTAAAAAAAAAGATTCGTTACAGTTGTTTATTAATTCTGAAACACCTAACGAACTTGGTATAAAAACTATACCAAAAGAAAATACACGTATTACTACATCTGGAATTAAAATTCAAAATATTCAAAATGTAGAAGCCGATGTTCCATTGGGTTACGGAAAACCAGTTATTGTTCCTTCACCCGATTTTCAAAAAATGTGTAAAGAACTTAGTAGTATTGGAAGTACAAATATTCGTGTAAAAGCTAAAGGTTTTCATATTGATTTCATTGCAGATGCAGACGGTATTTTAAAACGTAAAGTAAGGCTAGGAGAAAGTGACGATTCTGATGAAGAAAACGAAATTGAACAAGTATCACATTTTTACGAAGCTACTTTTACAACTGATCAATTTACTCGTATTAATAAAATTGCAGGACTTGGATCTACAATGCAAATCTTTTCGGGTTCTAACGATTTGCCTTTACTTTTTCGTTCAAGTGTTGGTAGTTTAGGAAAAATTTCTGTATACATAAAATCAAAAGAACTTTTGGATAAAGAAATGTGTGTTTCCGAATCTGACAATAGCGATATTGAATAATAAAATGTCAAATATTCTTTATTGTATAATAAAGAATATATCACAAAAATATTTTAAATAAGTCCATTTATAGCACGATTAAAAGCTAATATACGACCGCATGCTAAAACTGGAATAAAACACATTCTTGTGTAATGATCTGGGACAACCGTAATAATTCCTAAACCTATAAAAAGCCCAACACTGCTTCCTATTGTATTAAAAACAGATATTTTTGCATATATTTCTCCAATATTTTCATCCGTTGCAAGTTTTTGAATACATTTTGCATTAATAGCTCCAAATCCAATAAAAGATATATTACTTAATATATTAGAAACACCTGCTACTGGTAAAAAGTATTCTGGTAGCATAGGAGTAGCACATATTGATACATACGAAATTTGTTGTAAAATATTAGAATAACCTAAAAAACGTCGAGGTTCTTTGTCTGCTTTTTTTCCACTTTTAGAAATATATGCTAAACAACCTATTTGCCCTATAATATCTTTTCCTATATAATTTACTGTTCTAACAGTTTCAACATCCGTTCCAATTGCGTTTAACATACTGTGAGTTGCCATAGCACTTTCCATTGAAACTAAAACATTTGAAATAAAAGACCATCCAACATATTGAGTATATTTTGGGTGAACATTTCCACTTGGGAAAAAAACAGAACGTAACTGTTTCATTTTATTTATTTTTTAAATTTAACAGATTAACTCAATTTAAAAATTTTGTTTAAATAGGTGTATAGTAATATTGAGTACCATGAGTATATGGATTAATTTTATTACTTTTACCACTCTCTACTTCATTAATAAAATCTTCAAAAGTATCATATGGAACTAACTTTTTCTTATTTTTATATTTTTCGTCGTCATAATACCACCAAACATCATTATACTTTGCAATGGCAACATAATGACAGCCACCTGTGTGCATAACTACAGCTGAAAGATAAAATATTTGCTCTCCTAATTGAATAACAGGATCTGGTATAATTCTACTAGTAATAATAGTAGGGATTCCTTGTGCAACTCTCATTACACTACAAATTAAATAAGGAGTATATTCTATTGTTGTAATAGTTATAAGACGTTTAAATATCCTAGGATCATCTTCTGGGCGATACAATCCTATTTCTCTCCCGTTTTTATCATACTCTTCTTCTAGAAATCCATTATATTTATCTACTAATAAATTGGAAATTAAAATTCCAGATTCTGGAATTTGTATTACTATTCCATATGGTATAAGTAATATTGGAGATGCGTTAGTATCAAACTTAGTATTTTGATACAGATCATCTTCTTCTTGAAGGATTACTTCTATTTCATCATCAAGATTGTTAGTACCATAAGTATCTATCTTTTTAGTTGCTGTTTCAAAAGAAAGAATACTTAAAAGATATGTCATAAATTCACCAGAATCTCCAAATCTTCCTTTATGATAATTTTCTA